GGCTCCAACAACATAGCGTAAGATTCAATTAAGTATTTAACCTGCTGGTGCTTCATAGTAATTGTCTGAACCTAACAATCTACCATCTATATTTAGCGCAGCTATACTATCTACATATGTTGTTGTAGCTTTAGCCAGTTCTGTAACTAAAGTAAATTGTGTTGTTAAGCCACCAACACGATACAGTCGTTTGTGCGTAACTTGTGGATCACTAGAATTATTAGGTAATGTTACTTGAATGCTGCCACTTTCTACTTTTATCTCTTCAGACAAAGGACTAGGTGCAGATTCTGTTCCATCAGCTGAATTATAGTAAGTATACACATACTGATAAGTACCATTAAACGATGAAATTAAATCTTCGTCCAATTCAGAGTTAGCCGATATGTCGTACACTGTGTCTACAAAACTATCTGCTTTACTAGCAAACACTTTAACTAGACGCCACGCACCATCGTAGTAACGATACAATCTTGCTGAGTCTGAGAAATCGCCTTTTATTTTACTAAACTGTATTGATCTATTAACAGGATCTTCTTCAGTTATTATTGTATTCCCACTAAATCTAACAGTACTATTAAATGTTGTTACTTCACCTTTAGCTTTGGTACTACTTGTTGAACTAGCGTCTACAGTTAATTTAAATGGAGCTGCATAATAACCATTAGTTACATTGAATAAAATATAATCTAAGTCAGCTGCCGGTAAGTCGCCAGATCCAGTATTGTTTAGAATAGTTATATCTTTTAATGGAATAGCTTTATTTGTATTAGTTAACACACTAGCAGAAGTAGGTCTAGCTATACCTAAGTTGTTATACACTCCATCAGAATATTTTTGCGGTGTAGTTACTCTGTCTGTAGAGTACATTACTTTTTGAAATTCTAAATAATCAGTTGATACAACCGAGCTGAGCCATTTATCTTCTGCTACAAAATATTTTGCATACTGATCGACTTCAATAGTTGTAGCTAGCTTATCTTTTACTGGAGTAAGTACAGCTGTAGAGTTGTCTATGTTTTCATAAACAACACCTTGGTTAGGAGCAATTAGCTGCGCAGCTAAACGGCTAGCTACACCTGCGTCAAACTGTTGAAGCTTCATTATACTCCGCTTCTATAAGTTGTTTCAAATTGACCAGCTCTAGTGAAATCTTGAGCGCTGTCTCTTTTAGCATTAATAATGTGACGCTCATAAATACGCATTTGATCAGCGCCTTTCTGCTGATAGCCAGTATCTATATCATTCATAAACGCTTGACCGCAAAGATAAAACTTAAGTGCTGTGTCGTACATACTTGGCGTACTTAGTTCGCTAGCTGTATCAACTAAGTCAGCTGGATTATTAAGAAAGTAACATTTCAGGTAGGAGATAATGTCTTCTAATCTAAAGTTAGACACTACACCAAAAATTGTATCATATTGTATGTCTACTGAATCATTGTCTAATACATCTGTGACAACGCCGTAGTCACTAAGTAGCGTTGCACCTTCAACAGAAGTAGTTAAACCTAAGTAACCTACGTCTTGCTCAGCTCTAAATCTGTCATCTGGAATAGGATAAACTTTACCTTCCAGCATATTTGCTCTGTCGTAAATAATAGCTGCAGGCACACCTTTATGAGTTTCCCAATCATAACCAGAAATAGACAAGCTAGCATAACTATTTAGTTGAACTACGTTGCTAGAGTCAAGCTCTTGGTGGGTAACTAAAGGGATAGGACGGTTTTCATACAAAACACGGGTTAACTGCCAGCAATCGGCGGGCAATTCAAAATAGGGGGTGTTAGCAAAGATAGGTACGTTAATGCGTTTGTGCAGCATTTGGGTTTGCTGACAAAAATCTACTTGGGCTTCATCTAATATAGCTACAAGCGTAGGATCGTCCCAACGCTCTTTGTTCGGGTCTGCCAGTGTAAGTCTGGCGTTTGACAGTATTTTTTCTATTCTAGTCGCCATGAACTAAACACCTTTTAAATAAAGGCCGCTCACAATTAAGCGGCCTTTATGTGTTAAGCCTTGGACAGGCTTATTTACTTGCTGATTGTAGTGTACTCACCAGTTGTTTTTTCAAACTCAAGGTATTCAACAACCACAACATACTCACCTACATCTGTCGCAGCACCAGTGGTAACTACGCCAAGATAAAGTGGTACGCCAGTGTCAGTGAACACTTGACCAGTGAACGAGCCAGACTCACCGAGTGCTGTAAGATCGCCAGCACTTAGAATCTCACTACCACCTTCAGTTGTACCGATTGTTGCTACGTTAGACGTAGCAGCGTCACTTGCAACCAAAGTATGGATGTAAGCAGCTGTTACAATCGAACGCGGAGGCAGATTAGCTAGCAAGAAATTACCAGACCCAGAAGGAATCTGCGAATTACCTGTGCCTTCTACAACCACGCCTGCAAACTCACATTCACTTTTTTCTGGTGAAAGTTGCCTGCTCGGGTTTTATCAGTGAAAGCCATGATTCACAACTCCCTTATGAGCCAACTTGTACGTCAACAGTAACAACACCGTAATCGATGTCAGATACTTTTGCCGCTTTATAGTTAGCGTTTTCAGATTTAAGCTTGGTCTTCCGTACTTCAGTCCAAACCTCCAATGCAGACTCAGACTTAATGGCAAAGTCTTGAGACGGCTGCCAGCGATAATCTGGCTGTTTACCCATGGCACACTGCAATGCACCAGCGCCGAGAATTACACCACGAGAGTGTAGGTCGACAGATGCATAATCAAAGCCTTCTTGACCAGTCCAAAGTGCAGAAGCAGGAGAAGCACCATCGTACTGACGCAAACCACTCATCTCAACTTCAGTGTCATTTAGACCAAAGCCGGATGTTGAACCACCAGTTGAACCAAAGAACTGTCCTGCTTCAACAATCAGCATAGAACCGAGTTGACCGATAATACCTGAGATATTACGGTTGTTGTTGCCGCGGATGTCACCGCTTCGAACCAGGGTCTGGTAACCGGACGTGTCTGAGCGCAACAGATTAGCCATTGCTGAGTCAACAACAAAGATCCAAACAGGACGATCGTTGCCTTCGACACGGAAAGGATCCAAGGGACGACGAACGCCGCCAGTGGTGTAGCCATTCGAAGTTTTCAGCGTGCGTTCAACATCAAGCAGCTGATTAAACGTGAATGTTGTACCAAGATCAATTGTATGCGAAGGAGCTTGAACACCATCATCGTTGGTATCAAGGAGACCTTGTGCGCTATCGAACAGAGCTTGATCTTTCCAGCGAATCCAAAGATCGCCGAGCTTAGACCGAGAATCGGAATGCTCGTTGATTTGCAAGTCGCCGATATTGACGCCATCGAACTTGTCGCCGTTGTCAACTACAAGACGATAACGCTCAACAGTGATTTTGTCGGAGAATTTCTTTTTCTGCTCGCCTTTACCAAAAGCAGTGTCTTTGCCCTTGATCGCTTTGCCAGAAATGTTGCCATCAAAGTCGAATACGACAGTATGGCCTTCGCCTGAATTTTCGTTGTTGGCTTGGAAAACAATCGCGTCTTTCGATGTGCCAGTGTAAGCGTTCCAAAAAGACATTGAAGCTTTTTGAATCAGTCCTTCACGCATCCATTTGCGACGTTCGAGATCCGAACCAACCTGAACAATACCAGTAGACATGATTGTCTGCCTTTAGTTAGGTTAAGTTAATTGGATATACAGACGGTAGGTGAGTCCCAAGCCGGAGACCTTGTGTTCACTGCTTAAGCGTTGTAGGGACCTACAGAAGGCTTAAGCAGTAGACTTCATCTATACTAATTATATCAGATTGTACAGCTAAAAGAAACTTATTAATCTTATTTAGAAAATTTCCTTAGTGTAGTCATCTTTACTTTGCTGGTTAACTGCATCAGTAGTAGGATTACTAGAGCCTCGAGAATTAGCAAAGTTTGGAGTGCTTGGTGCTTTTTCACCTTCAGCAATTTTCTTTGGCTTAGCTAAGTAGTTAGAAACTTCAGTAAGATACTCGTCAAACTGAATTTCACCTTTTTCTAGCTTACGAGTGATGCGAGGAGGGATGTCGTTTTCAATAACTTCGTCGGTTAGTGCAATGTCCGGGTTGTCTTTGTTGAACTGCTCGAGTTGCAAGCCGCGACGTTCAAGTTCAGTCATCTGAGAAGCTTCTACAGTGATTGCTTCGCGTTTTTCTTTAAACTTATCACGCTTCTCTTCTTCCAAACGAGCAATTTCTGAACGCCAAG